TATTGTTCGAGTGAAGCGATGCAAACGAGTAACAGCCTGTTTACGCTCAGTAGCAGATGCTTTAGTCCAGTTTACAACAATGCGTCGTGCATTGCGCAATTGTGCATTACTGATATGAAGCATACGCTCCATCCTTAGCAATGTTTGTTCAATAAGACTGCGATCAAAACCGCCTCTGCCTAGACCACGATATATACGAACTAGAACTTGCGCTTGCGGCTTAGTCATTATCTGCAAGTCTTCCTGCAAAATATGTGATAGGACATACAAGTCTGTACCAGATGTACGGAAATAGTCGAAGTTGCCGAATGCCGCCGCTGAACTAGCATACTGTTCTGCCCACTTACTTGTCTTAGTGTCTTGTGCCAGCGCGATAGTAGATACTATAGATTGCTTTGTACGAAATACTCGGCTCTCACATAGCGTATTGATTAGTTGTAAGTCTTTCATTCTGGTCGCCTTGCGAAATTTTGTTGTGAAAATTCAAGTCTATCTACAAGCTTGACCGCGCCGCCGTCGTGTCCGATTGCTACAAAGCCCTCAGGATTTGTTACGTCATAACCGTCGCCTGATTTGATAAACGTTTTCAACCCGTCTATAGTATTTAGCTTGCTGATAATCGTCAACTTGATTCTGTTTAGATGATTATACAAGTCAATAAGTTGAAATACGCTGTTCTTGTTTTGCTCAAGGAAATCTCCCTTCGCAGTAATTTTGTCATGGCGCTTCTGCTGAAAGGTCGGCTTCAAATCTTCAATGCCTTTCAGTGTACGCTCTTTGTAGAATGCTAGGAAATTCTTCGTAAATTGTGCTGGATCATCAATAGACGAGCCTGCTCGTACATTAGCATTAATGAACGGTTGAATCGTTTTCTTGAATTCTGGATTAGTCACAATCATATTGAGATTTTCTTTGCCTAGCTCTGCTGTTCTAGCTTTTGCTGCGATAATTTCTTGCTTAAGAAAGTTGTCTTCCTCAGGAGTCAGCGATGCTACGCCTGTGTAGTCCTTATACGTAGCATCATCGTACCATACGTCTGGAGTTTTGTTCAACTTTGAAATATCAACGTTAAACGACTTTTCTGCTGTATGAATTGAATCGCCGCCATCATAAGATGTGTGAAACACAATGCCTAACTTAGCTTTCGTAATTTGTTTTGCTAGATCAGTGTCAACTGGTACCGCATACGTAATCGTGTTTGGCGTGAACGTCAATACATCCTCGCCTTCGATATTCTCTGCTTGTACATCACCTTGTGTGAACATCAAGTCTCCTTGAAGAACATTCTTGATGCCTAGCTTACGTAGATGCGTAAATGCAGCTAGTAGCTTCTCGCCCAATTCAGGTATTTCGCTATAGAACTTTTCAATATCAGCGGGACTCTTGATTCGCTTTGGCACTCCTTTAGATAGTGCAGATTTTGTGCCGACGAAAAACTTTCCGTCTTCAGGATCAATGCCCGTAAAGATTGCAGGGCTGCCGTCCCACTTAACTGTTACTTGGCTAGCTTTGCCCTTGCCAGATGAAAGCATATTCCGTACGCCCGTAGCATATTGTAATGCAGATTGCGCGCCAGCATAACCGTTGTCGAGGACTAAGTCTTCGAGGTGAGTCATGTGAGGATTTTTGCCCTCTGTTAATAATTCATATGCTCTCATTATCCTTCCACGTACTGCAATATTTCCTTAGGAATGTCGTAGCCCGTAATCATGTCAAAGCGGCCATACGAAAGTGTTTCTGCTAGCATACGATAGTACGCATCTATCTCTTTTGGTGTGTGCGACTTCTTGACAGCATCTATAACTGTTTCCATACTGTCAAGTGCCTCGGGACCTGCTTTGCCCTTAAACAAAACATGCGCAATTTTCTTTGGGTCTGTTACTGGATCACCTAAAATTTCTGTGTCTTGCTTCTTAATCCATTTGCCCGTGTTCTTATTTTTACGACTTGTCTTTTTAACTTTCACAAGTCCGTGCTTCAAGCCCCACTGCCAGCTTACTGTAGACACTGGGCGGTCAAAATCATCTTGTTCTTTAGTGGATTTTGCGGCTAACAATTTAGCAACTGCGATGATCGCCATGTTGCGATGAATGCCTTTGAATTTTGAGGCATCGCCTGGCGAATGGAAAAACGTTTTCATCCATGTTGGCTCACCAGGGATGAAATCAACCTGCACGAAGCCTGTGCGCGGTTGACGTCCATCTTTTGATTCGTCGTAGTTGGCAATTGGAACACGAACAGTTACGTTTCCTGCCACGCCAGTGACGCTTTGGTCACCTAGCTTTGTGCGTAACATGGTAGAAAACTCCGTCATGTCAACTTCTTTTGAATCTATTGCAACATCAATATCGCCTGAGTATTCCGCTTTACCTACACTACCTAGAACGCGGTCATCTAAATTTGACATGCCGAATTCTTTTTCCATCCAATGAAGGGTCGGTTCAATTTCAGAGATATGAATTATGCCTACATCTGCAAATGCATTGCCACCCTCAAGAACGAGCGAACCTACTTTGCCTGTTGCCTTGAAGTGTTCAAATGCTTCTCGTATTTTAATTTCCATTCGTGTGTTCCATAATAATGCAGCGTTCTTTGCTGCTTTTAAGCTGTCAAAATTTTCCCTAGACAAATATCCTTCATACCCGCCGTATCTATGTGGCGTGGCGCTTTTTAAAATTTGTACATTGTACGTATCTATTGCGCTTTCTACGATTCTAACTCGGCCTTCCTTGTGTACGTATTTGTATACAGGGATATTTTTCCCGTCTACTTCCTTGAGGCCGTTTTGAGTCTTAGTCCACATTATTTTGCTCCAAACGTTACATCACGCAAAACTCGTTCTAACTGTGCCTTTACTCCTGGGGAGTGTGCGTTGCCAAATGTCTCTGCACCGTAGTAATATTCTTGGATTAGATCATTCAATTCACTTTCGAAATTCCCTATAATATTCTTACGTCGAGCTTCTTCGCTGTTATCAACAACATCAGCTTCCTCGATCATCTCCATTAGTTTGCGCATGTCGTTCATAATTAATCCTTAATAAAAAATCCAGCGTTAGCTGCTGCGTTATACATCATTTCACGCAAGCTTATTTTCAATTGCGGATTTTCAATTGTAATGCTAAGTGGTTCCCACTTGCTCTTCCCTGCCCACTGTTTGAAAATAGCTTTAGCTACAATCTTGTTGTCTTCTGTTATTTTAATCTTTAGAAATTCTTGAAACTCGTCACCGGGGTGTTCCAAGTTGACACTAATAGAGTAAACTCCCTCACGGAAGTTACGTCTTTTCTTTAGTTGTCGCTGAATTTCTAGTAATTTCATAAGTTATATGAATCCCATGCCTCCATAAAATGGAATGCAATATTGTTGCGATCTTGTTTATGGAGTTGGCATTTCTCTTGATTTTCGTCATATTCTGCACGATCAATTGCTTCATCCATTACTACGTGTACAAGTTTGAGAAGTTCCTTCCATTGATCTCTGTCCATCGAACGCTCGCCACGCTGTTGAAAGGTTTTAGGCCCCGGTCTTCCTGGACCTGCTTCATCAAACTCCGCGACTGCTTCCATCAATTTTCTCATTTCGTTCATATTATTATCCTACTGCACATCGTGGTCTGGGTGGCTGTGATATTCTTTACCGTCAGCAGATATGTACGTAGGTCCGTTAACATCGTGTACTTGATAAGACACCCTTTCAATCTTTACGGAAATTGTCTTCCATTCCATACCTCGAGGTCTGCCGTGCTTGCCTAATACATTTAGCTCAACTGTTTTGCCGTGAAACTTAGACGTAAGTATCTTTGAAACTTTTTCGTCGTGCTTCGCTAGTAGTTGGGCTGTAAGTTGACTAACGTTACCGAGGCTATCGTCGTATCCAATATCGCCTTCTTCACCGAGTACTTCTACTGATTCATCATATTGACCTTGATCCCAGTCATCGCCGCCCATGAAATCTTGCATTTCTTCATAGTCAGAAGGCTGACCGTCATCATTATACTTATCATCAGCGATTGACATGCAAATTTCTGCGTGTTCTATAGCATCATCTAAGTTGTCAAACGATTCGCCAGAAATATCATCTGCATAATCATTTCTACTTTTTGCAATATAGCCCCTCGGGAAAGAATAGTAAACAACAAAATCGCCGTCAGGGTCTCTGTATTCTATAGACTCCTCGTTTAGTTGTACTGCTTCCATCAATTTTCGCATGTCGTTCATAATACTTCCTTACGTTTGCGGCTCTGAGTGAAATCTGCCTATTAGACAATGCACTAATTCATGGCCTAGTGTATCCATCTTTTCATCACCATCACGACTTGGCTTTTGCGCATGTATTGTGCACCAATACGGACGGTTGCCTGGGTTTGCAAATACAGCAAATCCCAAACGGTTTATGTTGCTGCGACCAAATTGTTCTTTGTACGCACTATCAACTGCTTGTTGGCTCGGATGATAAATTACTGTAATGTGTAATACTTCACCCGACCTATCAAAATCTTCTTTAAGGCCACTTGTTCCATCGGGGTCACAACTTGTCATAAACAATGCTGCCAATATAATAAAAACCCCTCCCTTAATTTTCGCTCCCATCATTTTTGCTATTCTCCTCTTTAGCTTCGCGAATTTTACGCACCGAGCGAATGAATCTATTTGGGTCTCCGCCGCGGATTGCACTAAGGAATCGTCGTGTGATTTGTTCAGCCTCTTCGTCTGTGTAGTTCTCTGTCAATACGTCCAAAAAGTGAACGGCAGATGAGATTATGTGATGACCACGAGATTCTACTACGTGTTCTTTAGTCTTAGAAGGCACCGCACGTTGCAGTTCCTCTAATATAGATCGAGAGCTTTGATGTAGCTTGATTTTCTTGTTGTCCACACTAAATTCCTTGTTTTAGTAACAAGTGTATTTATCAAAAAAGTGGCCAGGAAGCTGTGTTTTAGATGTTGCGGTTCTTGACGAGGTCTCTCAGAGATTTTACAGACGATTTTGCTGCTGCTCCAGAACGACTTGCCCTTTCACCTTCAGTTTCCTGAATGTCGGTTACGATATTTGACTTTTTCAGTGACCCAAGTATGTTCTCTGCTGTTGATAAGACTGCATCTGCCTCTCCTTCCTCAAGATCAGTGATGCGCATTGACGCAATATTGTATTTTAGGTCAACCTTACTGCCTTCGCCTGCCGAAGAACGTGTTTTCAAAAACTGAACCTGATAGCGACCACTGTTTTTCATCGAAATTGTCGTAAAAATTGCAAACACGTTGTCAGCCGTCTGGATTTTCGAGATTCCACCGCCGATATGTTGGTGTCCGAACTCAATTTCGTCATGCGACCCGCGATTTAGCTGGGATGCTGTAACCAGAAGTATATTAAGCTCCACTGCGATGTTACGTAGCTCCTCAGACACGTATTTGTCCTTCACATACAAGTCTGATGGGCTAACTCGCTTGTCTAACGGCGAACACAAGTCTAAATAGTCAATTAATACCGCATCAACCTTATCGCCAGTTTGAATTTCGTGTTCTTTGATGAATGCTTTAATATCGTTAGCATTGCTGCCGTTCGGCATCTGCTTAATTGCGAATTTGCCTGCTTTGTGCTTCTTTTCGTATGCGCGAATGCGTAATTCAGCATCGTCAATGTTTTTCATTAAGTCAGGAGTAGAATAACCTGTGGTCATTGCGATTACTCGCATACCAGACATGCTCTCACTTAGCTCTAAACTGATATACATTACATTCAATCCTGCTGTAGCCCAGTTCAGTGCTTGATTTTGCAAGAACAAACTCTTACCAGCGCCTGATTGTCCTGTCCAAATTGTTATTGTGCCTTTTTCTATACCACCATACAACTTTTTATCAATGCTTTTCCAGCCCGTGCTAACTTTCTTACTATTGTCACGCAGATTCCGCAATAGGTCGCCTGGCTTTTCCCAAAAATCAATGCCTAGGTCCTTTACAATTGCTATCTCAGACGCTTTCTTAAGACGCGCAACAACTTCGCTCAAATTATTATCGTCAATCAAATCCATAGATTCGTATACGGCCTGTTTTGCTGCTTTTTGCTGACAAAATGTTTCAAAGTTACGCATGAACCATTTTATGTGATCCTCAGGATTACCTTCGAACGGTTCAATCGTTGTGTTCGCGATAGTTTTTATTTGTTCAGGCAACGGTAGTGACGTTTGTTCGGTTGTATAGTTAATCAAAAATTCAACTACCTTCTTGTTGTCAATATCTTCAAAAAACGCCGGTTGCATGATATTTTTTACGCGGTCAAATGTTCCTGGGCTGCTATATAAAAATTGTAAAAATAAATCTTCTGCGCCTTTGTTATATTCTGTTATGTCTGCCATGCTTGTTGTATTAATATCCATAGTTACTCTCATCTAATTTTCTGTTTATCCGTATCTTAAACGAATCACTCTCTGCGGAGTCTATAATGCTTTTTATTGTTAGCAGTTGTCCGTATAGTTCTGCTGCTTCTGCTGCATCCTTGACAGGCTTGCCTTGAGCGTTGCGACCCCACTTCGGAAATGCTACGCTCCATTTGTTTTCAATTGCTGTTTCTATTAATCCATAGCCATCCTTATCTCTATCTGGGCAAAGTATTTTCTGCGCCGGCAGACTATTTAGTAAAGCTATTTGGTCGGGGTTAATTTTATTGTGCAAGAGTCCTATGCCGTCAGTAATGACTGCATCCATGATGCCTTCGCTAACGATGATATACTTTTTCTCGTAGTCTTGCTGATTGTCTACACCGTAAATGTATGACACTGGCATTTCACTTATGTACTTCGGAACTGACTTGTTCGGTGAGTCAGATGCTAACCTACCTGTCCAACCTACGATTTTATTTTTGTATGTGTACGGAATTACGAAGCGTCTGTTGAACGTTCGTTCTTTTTTGCCCTTACTCGGTGTCCAATACATTTTATCTAAGTCAAGCATGTTCCTACTGTGTGCGTAGTTTACGATTTGTAAAAAGTCTTTGTCTTCGCAGCCAGCCTCTGCCCAAAATCGCAACGGATGACAGTCTTCTAAGAAATCTATTTCATTCCACTTCGCTGTGATCGAACCCTTGAGTACAAATTCCTTTGTCTCTCTGTTGTGTGCTTCACGATACGCTTCAAACTTGAGTCGCTTTACGTCTTCTTGTGGCACGCCGATTGACTCTAAGAAAAAGCACATCTTGTCGCCTAGCTGAGAAGTAGGTTTCCATCCAGTCATAAATCCACAGTTGAAACAGTTTACAGTTACTCCGCCATCGTGTGTATTCAGAATACCAAACCTTTCTCGTTTGTCAGCGCCATGACCGCGATGATGGCACAACATACAGTTTCGCTTTTTCCAGCCGCTAGGAGTTGACTTAAGCATACCTATGTGCTGAGAAATTGAATCGTGTAGAAAGTCCTGTACTGCCATCTATGTATTATAACACAAATGTCTTTATCGCACAAGCACCTTGTCTAGAGTTCCGTTTGATGGAAGAGCATTTTCCGTTTCGTAAATAAATATGATCCTGTACCTGATGTAATGTCGATAGGAAAATAATCATTCGGATCGCCTGTCGGGATATGATCTAGTGTTCCACGAAGTTCAAGAGTTCCCGTAAATCCTGTTGATGCTGCTGAAAATGAATGCACAGAATTTGTGTAGTTTTGTAGACGCGCACCTGGGATTGCGGAACTCATAAATCGAGTGTATCCTGGAGTTTCGTTTGTTGTGACTGTCCAGTTTGCTGCTAGAAGTTCAACTGACTCTCTAGGTGTTACATCTGCTGCTGCAACAACTTCAACTGTAGCAACTATTTCGCCTGCGTTATCTAGGAAAAATGGAGTTTGAATGTTCTCTCCTGCTGCAAGTCCTGAAATCATTTCTTCCTCGCCAGTAATGACCATAGAATAAAATCCCGCAGCTATATCAACTAAATCAGCTTCGTAGATTGTGAGTCGTATGTCACCCTTCGTGTTAGGTACTAGGTCAGCAAAACGGTCTAGCACTCGTTCCTGATTCTCTGCGCTAATGAATCTTGCGCGAATCGACAAATGATCTACTGAAACTCGCTTGCGATCTGGATTGAGTACTCGGAATCTTATAGTGTTGTCCACCCCTTTATGTATCTTAAATATCTTCTTATTCA